TGTGTCAAAATATGCAGATCCTCTGGTACTAATTCCTGATGTGGTGAAATTGAGATATAGTGCTCCAATATAAAGAGCATCATCAATTTGGGTTGTTCCACCACTTGAGTTTAAAATAAGATTTCCAGTTGTGGTGAAAATAGTATTCGTATCAATTTTTATATTACCAATCGTGGCAACACCAATGACCTGAAGATTTTTTGTTGTAGTTAAACCAGATACTCCAAGAGTTCCAACTGTAAGTTTATTTTGAATATCAACAGAAGAATTGATGTCTATATTTGAATTAAATGTAGAAATTCCAGATACTACTAAAGACTCTCCAACATTTAAATTTCTTCCAATACCAACACCACCATTAACAACTAATGCTCCATTTGACGGTATTGTTGATTGGGTGTATGTATCAATTACACTAGTCATAATAAAAGTTTGAGATCCAAGATCCCAGACAAGAATCATGCCATCTTTATCTTGTAATTGTGTATTTACATCAGTTAGATGAATTAATTTTGCATAAGAAGCTGCTGATGATCTTGATAAAACTTTAATTACGTTTTCGGATCCAATTCTATCTGATATATTTGGCATTATATTGATACTCCAGATCTAACTAATGCGGATCCTTCTACAACTTTAAATACATTTTCTCCACTATTATCAAAAGATACCTTTACATCATAAACATATCTTCCGGGTTTTAATGATGTTGTTTGATTTGCAGTTAATGACAATGAAATAATTCCAGAAGTTTCTGGAAGTATAATACTAGATGCGAAGGATACATATGTTGAATTTCCATAGTTTTTTCTAATTTTAGATTCTACTGAACTACCTGTCAGATCAAGTTCAGAATCTGTTTTTGGATGAACTAATTCAAAAAAAGTTTTAAATGAAAATCCTTGTTCAATTATTATGTTAGATACATATATTGACATTTTTTGTTATGTATTCCTTAAACATATTTATAAAGGATTAAATCCAAGAGAAGAAATAGTCTCCTGTTGTTTTAAATATAATTTACAATATAATTTACAAAAAGTTCTTAACTGATCCTCATTCAAATTATCAATTATTCGAGTTTGTTTTTCATATTCAAATAACTTATTAATAGTTTTTAACTCAATTTCATTTGGATCCATTAATCAACTCCTTTAATAGTGTTTTAATTTCATCAATGTCCTGTTTCATTCTATCAAGTTCTTTTTTTTGAAAATCTTTATTATATAGAGTATTTAGATATTGATTATATGCAACAGAATCGCAATTTACTATTGCACCACTATTTTCATCTCTATAAAGATTTTGGTGACCCTTTACTCTTATCATCTTATTGCAATTGTTCTGAGTTCTTTTATTCTTGGTGGATATGCCTGATTAGTTCCGGACATTACTATTTTAATAACATATCCATTAAATAAACTAAGATTATCAGCAGTAAATTCATATTCTTTAAATTGATTATCCACACTTGAAGATACAAAAGTGTCCGGTCTTCCACTATTTTTAGAAGAATCTAAAACCGAATATCCTGCAGCAGTGGTATATGTTAAATTATCATATCCAGGAAATAGTTCAAATGATTGATCAATCTCACTCGAATCTGGACGAGATAAACTATAAAGAACTCTAAAATCTGCAGATTCGTGGCGATATACTGATAGAATAACTTTTAAAGAGGTTGCGGGTTGAACCAATTTAACAGATTTTGAAACATATACTGCAGCGTGTGGATCACTCAATATTGAGTTACTTCTATTATCTGATGAATAATCTGAAATAGGACTATTTAAACGACTTGAAATAAATTCTGTGAATGCAGTATCCAAATAAATTATTGGAGATAAATTTGGATCTGTTGTGTTTAATGTAATTCCTGTGGTGAAAGATTTATTTCTAGCAAGACCACTCAAATACTCTGTTTCATTTTCTTTAGAACACACAAGTCTCACTGATTTCAAAGCATTTAATGAATTTAATTGAATTGGTTCAAATCCACTATCTAAAAATGATGTTTCGCTTCCATCAACACTTGTTCCAGTTACGGATCTAATGTTAGCAGATACTGATGTTGATGATCCTGGAGTAATCAGATCATATGTTGGCACTATAGAACTGTAAAGAATATTTTCACTTGCTACAACTTTAGAACCACCAAATGTTCCTTCTGATGCAAATTGTAACTGTGGCATTGATGCTGGAATTCCATCTATACTTCGGTCTATTCCACCCGTACTTCTATCTATTTCAATATAATATTGATCCATACCAATATCAAAATCACTAATATCGTGAGTTTTATTAATTCTTCTTAAAGAAACTCCATTTAATTCGTACTTATATACTAGAGTAGATTTATCATGATCAATTGGAAGTGTTGAATCAATACCTCTAGTAATAACTGTTAAGGTTCCACTTCCGACACCTTCATACTTAACAATCTCGTTTCCAATTTTTACATAACCAGGATTATTTGCACTTACTGAAACACCTTCAAATGTTCCAAAGTTTGAAGTATCTCCAACGGCAACAAAAATAGATGCAGATGAAGAGATTAATTCCGAAACCAAAGGAACAGGTGCCGTACTAGACTCAACATTACTTAACCTAATTTTATTGGTATTTGAATACATTCCATGATTGAAATGTCTAACTCTCATATAAGAATTTGTTGAACTTGAATAACTACGAATTGATGTATTTGCAAGAGAAACTATTGTTCCAGAATTATTGTAATAATTTAATAAAGATCCAGTGGTAAAAGAACCTCCCTGAACATTTCCAAGATATAGTGTATCTAATCCTAAAATTGAAGAAATTGTAATTCTTGCATCTCTACCGCGAACTGAAGATCCTGTGCCAACCGTCGCAGTTACAATTCCAACAATATCTCCTACAGAATATCCATTTCCTGGATTTACAATCGTTGGTGTTCCTGTGATTATTCCAACAGAAGATGCTGTAATATTTAAAACAAGACCAGAACCATTTCCGGTAATATTATAAGTATCTACATTAGAATCTGTTACATAATTACTACCTCCAGTGGTTAATCCTACTGAAGATACAGAACTTCCAGACCCAATTACAGTGCCATAAACATAACTCTTTGTGGCATCTACAATTTTTCTACCCTTACCCAAATCAGAAATTACAGTTGAATTTATTGTCGTCGTAATCCCAAGTGTTGCTGTTCTGGTAAGTGTCGTAATTGGATTATTTCCCAAAATTCCAACATATCCATTACTTTCATTTAATGTTGGATTATAGAAAAATGCAGTTCCTGTTGGAGATGTGAAATTTGCTTTGTAAAGTTTAAATTTCAAATCCTGATCTTGACTTGCAGTCCATATTGATCCGTTCTGCGATTTAAACAAACTTCCCATTGAAAATTGTTTCGAATATAAGACTGAATCTGCATCTGGAAGTTGTTTTGTATTTACAGTTTTTCCACCCATAACGGCAGTCCACATTTCATACTTATCACTATTTTCCGAAATAATTACAACGGCATATTCTCTTCCTGGTGGTAAATAAATTGGTTCATCAAAAGTCACCTTTGTTGCAACTGATGCATCATCTGAAATACTAACCTCAGAAGGTCTTAATGTAACTGGATTTCCAATTACAATTCTTGTTGGTGTTCCTAACTCAACTGTTCTTATCTCAACCTTTACTGGAGCATTTGCATCATCTTTTGCGGCAAAAAATAAGTCGACTGCAGTTAAAAATGCACCATTTACATCGTCAGTTGTTGATGTTGGTGATGGAGCTTCTACATTTCCACCTACAACAAATGATTGGGCAAGAGGGTCAACAAATCTTGCTATTACTGTTTTTGTATGAGTATTTACTGTTGTAGTAGAAGTTGTAGTATTTGTGGTTAAATTTGTTAGTGTATTTGTGGTTAAATTCTTATTTGTTGCTGTAACTGTATTTTCCCACTGCTCTAATGTACCATCTGAATTATAATTTGTTTCAGCGGAAGAAGTACTCGAACTTCCAGGAAGACCTGGGTTATTTGTTGAACTTGAAGACAGTTTGAATGTTTTAGTTCCTGTAGATATTCTAACAGTTGGTGTTGGAGTAGAATTTGGATCTCTGATAAAGAATGCTCCAATTAAATCTCCAAAATTATCGGAAATTAATCTAAGATCTTTTACATATGCTACAACACCACTTGTCTGTCCAACTAGTTGCATACCACTAATCAAATATCCAGAATATTTTCCCTGAGCTTCTTCAGATAATGAAGCAGTATCAATATTTAAAATTTTTGATGATTGATTATATGCCGATGGTATTGATTCTGATTTGACATATGGATTTATCGTATATTTTGCTGAAGGTGAATTGTATTTTCCATATTTATGATCTGGAGATGCAACTCTAAATGAAATTAAATTACTTCCTCCATATGTGCCAATAACAGTCTCACCAATAGAAAAAGATCCAGATGCACCATAATTTTCTAATGTTTTAGAATTTGATATTTCGACTAGTTTTGGAATAAAGTCTACACCACTATTTCCATCAAGAAACTGATAAAATTGTGTAGATGGTTTTAAATTAGATGCAGAAAACCCAGTATTTCTGGATCTCATAAACGATTCTCCAGATGAAGAAATTAAAACATTTCTTATCGTGGTGTCAGTATCACTTACAGTATCAGAAACTGTATTTGAAGTAGTATTAGATGATGTGTTAGATGATGTTGATGACGTTATAAATGATTCAATACTCTGAACTTCTTCCTCTCCTCCTCTACCAGGTAGTGCAATATCAATATAAGAAACTTCGCCCGATTGGGTTTGAATTGGTGTCAATTCGACGGCAACATTGCTTGTTAAATTATTTGTAAGAGTCCTGCTTGAGTTTAATGTTATTGAAATATTATTATCAGGAAGTTGAACGGTTCTTACCCAATTATCAATTTCTGGACTTAATTTAATATCTCCATTATATACAATTACATTAAATGGATTTACATTTTCAACTTTTGTTGCAAATGCTTGTTCTATCCATCCGATTGATGTATATTTAAGAGTTACTGCTTTTCCTGTTTTTTGAACATTTGAATCTAATAATTCAAAATCTACAGATAAATCCAACTCCTCATCAACACTTGAAATTGCCGGAGCAATTTGAGATTTTAAAGAATTTCGACTTAAAACTGGGGTTAGTTCATTTGCAGCAGTATTGACTCTAATGTCCGAAAGTTGTTTATTGATTAATTCATAATTTTTAAAATCATCTACAAAAAATCCACTTTTAAATCTATTATTTCCTTCAGAGTCTTGAATTTGTAAAGTCTGAGTATTAACTTCAAGTAGTGATAATGATGTTACTCTTTCCAAATTTTGAACCCTATCTTCAATTAACCCAATATCTCTCATTGTATATCTTCTATTGTCCATCAAAGTCACAATAGCATTTGCTGGATTATAAAGATAAGGTGGCAATTTGATTGTTGCAATTTCCATTACAGCATCATTTTTATTTGGAGCCTTTGGAGTTTTTGATGATATTCCCTTTTCTAATATAAAATTGCCAATTTTGTCCAAATATAATTTATCAATTCTTGCCAAATAGTATTCATAACCAAGTAATGAACTCTCATTTGGTGCTAAAATTGTTTTTGGTTGCAAATCCGTAATAAAATCTCTAGAGGAAAAATCAAAAGGTGACGAACTAACTGAAGAAAATATTGGAACTCTTGGTCTAAAATCTAGGGTGTCGGAAGATCTTACCAAATTAGGTCCAATGGAAGGAATATCATGAGTAAATCTTTCCTTATCATAACTTAAAACAGTAAAAACATCTCCAGAATCATTTGATGGTATTGAATAATAATCAAATACAATTAATAACTTTTTGGATGGTTCTGTGGTTCCTTTATTTCTAACAATTTTAGAATAATCATAATATTGATTTTTTTGTCCTTTATTGAGAGTAAATGAATTTGTAATATCTTTATATTTTCCTAAAATAATAGATTGTATTTCTGTTGTTATATTTGATTCTGAAAATGTTACTGATTCTGATTCTAAAAATCTTTCAGAATTTAAATATACAATACCCAAAACATCCGTAGAAGGTTTTGATACAACCCTTGCAATTGCTTTACTAGTAATTCCAAGAATATTTTCTCCTATAATTGCATTTGTTGATACGATAGCGGTTGGATTGAATTGAATTTTATCTAATACTGGGTCATTTGAATCAAATGATTCATATACTGATATTATCTTTACAGCATCGGGATAATTTAGTGATATTTCTTCATCCTGAACTCTTAAACCATAATATCGATTATAAGTAAGACCATCACTGATTGAATTATTACTTCCTGTTCCTGATTGTGGATATTTTGATTTGTCTACAGTCAAAATTTGACTTCTATTATAAGTTTTTATTTTACTTTGAATCCCATTTTTTACCAAAGTTGTATTTACTACAACATTACCAGATTGACTAGGAAGCAATCCACTAATATTTACGGTTCCTGAATTTAAATTAAATTGATCAGAAGTTATTTTTGATGTTATTCCGTTACTATAATGTACTGAATACCTTTCTTCATCAAATGCCGCAAAAAAGGCACTACTAATTCCAATAATTGAAGCTGGTGTAAGTGTTAATACTCCATTACCATCCGTACTTTGTCCAGTTATTTGATGAGAAATTGTTAATAAAGAATCTGAAAGATTTACTGAAGAAATATTTGAATCTGGCAATTTTGCATAAAGGAATCCAGATCTTTCATTTCTTATAATTGGAGCACCAATAAAAACATTACTATAAGATCCGTCAACGACTGATCCACTATATATTCCAGAAACGCTTGTTATGGGGGAAATTGTTAATGATATTCCGGTAGGAGATACTGCAGTTACTCTATTAAATGTCTCATTATTATTAGATGTATTTTGATATCTAATAATTGATCCTACCTTTACTCCGGTAAAAACCTTTCCGGGACTACTTAAAGTATTGTTAGTTATTGCCGCTCCTACTACTCCATTGGGAAGTCTAAATCTTTCTAACAAACAATTTGCAGTAAAATTTGCAGGAAGATTTGATATTGAAGTTGGTTGACTTACCGACTTAATATCTTCAGATGAATATGATATTACAGATTTAATTGATCTTGGAAAATCTAAACCATTGATAATTAATTGCTCACCAACTGAAAATGTTCCAGAAGTTTGTCTTAAATTAATTGTAACAGAGTTTCCTCCAGCAGAGACTGAAAATCCACTTGCTCCACTACTTTTACCCTTTACAAATGATGTTGCTGGCAATTCTGTGTCAGAAATTGCTGAATTTAGGGTGATGGTTGTATATGTCTGAATATCATACAAATATAAATCCCAATTAGTTGCATTTCCACTATAAGAAGCATCAGTGAGACTAAAATTATATACTCTTGCATTTCCAATTGTCGACCCTATTCCCCCAAGTTGATCGTTCAAATTTATAACACATCTTTGTTTTGGTGTTCCAGATACAGTATTAACTCTTAAAATATTCCCCATTTCGAAAGGAATGTTTGCATTTTCAATAGATTCAGTATCTCTTGATTTATCAACATCAATAATTGTAGTTGAAATTTTATCTATATCATATCCCCTAACATAAGCTTTTCCTGGAGATATTTTTAAACACATTAAATCTTCAGATGGTTTATTATCTTGTTCTGTCGTTTCGGTATCAAAAAATAATCCATTATTACCCAATCTATCATTTAAAGAATTATTAACAGATACATTAAACGGAGAAACTGTATAATCGCCAGATTCATCGTATGTTCTTTGTGCCATATAATCTTTAATTATATTATATTGAGTCTTTGTCTCAATTATTTTAATTTTTCCATCTTCAACTCTTAATAATTCGACAAAGTCTGTGTCATTTAAATCTGACAATAATTTTTTAGTTAGAGTTAAATTTATTTTAAATCTATCTGCACCTGGCGCAGCATAATTTGTAAATCCTTTGGACGGATCATATAATGAAGAGTCATCCTTTGCCCCGACAATCAATTCATCAATTTTTAATCCAACCCTATATGATGGCACATTTGTATAATTATCTAATATTATGGTTTGTTTAGAAACATTAACAAAGTAACCTCTAATAAAATATACACCATCTCCAATTGACGCTGCAGAACCTATAGATGTTGCATCTGATGATAATAAAGATGCAAATGGTGTTCCAGCATTAATTGTAGTATTTCCATATGTTATATTTTCATCAGCAATTAATGATTCACCATTCTCAAATGGATTAAATTCGAAATTATTGTCAGAATCTATATATTTGACATATATTGTTAAGTCATCAACATTAATATCATCAGGAAAGGTAACAAATTGAATTATTGCGGTTGTTCCTGATATTTGTCCAGTTACTTTTTTACCAATGAAATTTTTAATGTAAAGAGAAACATCAACTCCAAAATTGCTTGAATTTAGTTTGACAGAATTAAAATTTCCATCATATGCAATGTTTCCAGGAATCACCATTGATCCTTCTTTAAAAATATGACTTCCAAAAGATTTTACCTGATCTTGTAAAAGAGATTGTAGTGTTGTTAATTCTCTTGCCTGTACAGGATACCCAGGTTTAAATAAAACTTTGTAAAAATTACTTTCAGAATCAAAATCATCATAATATGGACTAATATTTAAATCTGTTTTTTGTGTCATTTTTAGTTAGAATTCCAGAATAATTTTAATGTCTTCTTTTTGTCGAATATCCCTTGTTACCAAAGGACGATTATCAATATATATTATTTCTCCCGACTTTGTATTTATCTCCGGATTTGAAAGTCCTCCCGTAAAAGTTACTCCCAAATCTATAACTTTTCCACCAACTGTTATTTTATTACCATTATTGGCAAATGAAGTATCAATAGCTGCGGTAAATGAAGGAGAAGATCCTCCAATATTTTGTGAAGAAGATTCAAAAGCAAGAACTTTAGATTCTGAACTTACAGTATTATAATCAGTTTGATCTAAATTATTGCCAAAATATAATGATCTATCTCTAAAATATTTTAAAACTTTTGTTTCTTTATCATATGATGCAACATAACCTCTAGCAGTTCCTCCCGTAACAGTTTGCGTTATTTCTTGTCCTATTGTTGGAGATCCGGAAAATGTTGAAGTCAATCCAATTCCAGAAAGTGTTGAATATTGATTTTCAGTAAAAATAACAGAATCTGAAGATGGTATTGTTGGATTTTTTATAATTCCAACCTGTGAAAATTTTGTATCAGTTGGAAAATCTTTTGTAGAATCATCAAATCTTGCATAGATTAATATTTTATCAGTTCCCAATTCTGTGTAAATATCATATCCGTGCCCCTTTGATGGCGGAATAATTGGTATTAATTTTGCCGGATTTGGTATAGATCCTCCTTGCGGTTGAAGATTACCAAGATCAACTATTGCCCAGCTATAACCATAACCTCCTGCAGTAACTTGTGTTGAAGTAATTTTTCCAGTAGTATCAACAGTAATTGATACTTTTCCTCCAGTTCCATCGCCAAGAATATCAACAATTCCTGAAGAATATCCAGATCCTCCATTTGAAATATATACCTGTTTAATTTGATTTGGATTTGTAGAACTTGAATATCCATTTTCCCGAATACTCACAATTTCACTATTTGTAGATGTTTTCCAGTCATTCGGAACAACAATGTATTCTGTTGAATCAAATTTTATAATATCACTTGGTGAAATTGAAAATAGGTATTTCCAAATATATCCATCTCCACTTTGACCTGCACTAGAAGGATCCAAATCAGTAAAAGTTGGTTCGTCTTGTGATTTATTTCCCTTTAAGTTTTCTGCAGAGGATCCATTATAAATGCAAATATAAACTCTATAATCTGTATTAATTACATAAAAATTTGAATCATATAATCTAGAGAGGTTGGAATTTGGTGTAGGGTTAGAAATACTATAATCGTGCCTATACATATCATATGATGTATTAGCGG